ATTCGTAAGATGGTGTAGAAATTTTAGGTAATGGCATAAGTAATAAACCAATTCAGACAATGTATTTATTATATATGTTAGTATCTAAAGAATGCTCCAACACTATCGGCATATGCTCCGAATGTTTGAAGGATATTCTCATCAACTCTTGTTCTAAATGGATTAACTTCGGCAGGAAGATTATTAAATAAAGGATTATCTCTAAGTCCACCGATGGCACTATATGTTTTTCTTTTAACAATATAACGTGTAAATGAAAAAGAAACGGTACATTTCAATACAGAAGATGCATCATAAGAAACAGGCATCGATGCCATTGCTAATGGGTATGCTTGCAAAAATCTATATTCCAAATAAGTTCCTGTAAAATCTCGTTCAAATTTATTGAGGTAGATATCAGTTTGATAAGTTGATGGGAAAGCAGCTCTATAAAAATATTGTTTAGATTCACTAGTTGGTCTATCTCCAACAGGATCAATAGATTCATCAACGATGTGTTGAATCCAATTATCAAACATCCAAACTACGTTATGACTTTTCCCCGCACCGCCTGGACCTTTAGTTCCGTAATGATCAACATAAAAAGTAAACTCTGCCTGCTCATTAAATTGTCTTCTATATGGGTGCCTTTCGGTGACCCCATGATAGTCATTTGTTATTTCATTTGTCATTAATTGACTTCCAGGCAAAGCAGCTTCAGCACAAAGAAAAGAAATGTTTTCCTCGTAAATTTTAAAATCAAAGTCTCTTTGCTTTAACCAAGTTTTAGTTGCTTCTGTAGGATAAAACCAACACTGAAAAAATGATGTTAAAGATGGTTTTTGAAAAATACCCTTCCAATTAGTTACATCAGACCTTCCTACATTTGGTGCTGGTGCTGCCATTTATAAATACGATTAATTCCTTATATAATATGTATGCGAGAAAGAGGAGAAAAATATCATCAAGGAAAATTTCATCCAAGAAATCCTCAAAAATACATAGGTGATGTAAATAATATCATCTATAGATCATCATGGGAACTTAAATTTATGAGGTATTGTGATCGAAAAGATAATATAATCGAATGGGGAAGTGAAGAATTTTTTATTCCATATTTTGATCCTACAACGGAAAGAGTTCGTAGATATTTCCCCGACTTTTACATGAAAGTTCAAGAAAATAGTGGTGCAATAAAAAGATATATCGTAGAAATAAAGCCAAAAAAGCAAACTATTAAACCACAAAAATCATCTAAAAAAAGAAATAAGACTTATATTAATGAAGTATTAACTTATGAAAAAAATAAAGCTAAATGGAAAGCAGCAGAAGATTTTTGCGAGAGTAGATTATTAAATTTCATAGTAATGACAGAAGATGATTTGGGACTATAAATACAAGTATTAGAAGTTTAAATAAGATGGCCCTACCTTTAGGTTGGAAAAAAGAAAGTAACGGATCTTATCGACTTGGATTAACAACCTCTGGAAGTGTCCAAACTGAGCTTGTCACAACTTTAGATGGGAAGCAGCAAATTGTTCAAAAAGGAACTAATAAAGTTATATACGAAAGAAATTTAAATGATACAACTTGGACAACAAAAGATAATGCTTTAAATCAACAAATCGGTGGAAATAAAGATACACTTCTAGCAACATCAAGTGGATCTTCATATAGATTAATTTCTAATGAAGGAACAGATGCACAAAAAACTGCTGCTAATAATTCAAATACTTTTAAATCATTTGCAAATGCAGGAATTGATAATACTAAACTTCAACAAGATGCACAGAAAGCAGAACCTACGGTAACTCAGCAATCACAAACAGTTGCATCTGGAAAAAGATTTCAATATCCAATTGGAATGACAGATGCTCAAGATAAAGTAAGATTCACTGCTGTAGAAATTGTCCCAGGAAAAAAATCAGAGTATATTCAAAAAGATGCATCAATTTATATTGCTGTTCAGGGACCAATACAAGATACAAATACGGTGAAATGGGGTGAAGGAACTTTAAATGCAGCAGAACAAGCAGGACTAACAGCAGCTCAGCAACTTATTGTTGAAGGAAAAGATCCTGGGGTTGTTGTAGATGGAGCAAATAAAGCAATAGAAGGATTTTTAAAAAATAATTCTGCTGAAACTGGTGAATATATGGCTGCTATGTCCATTGGCAAACCTGAAGTATTCACAAGAAGTACACAAAAAATATTAAACCCCAATTTAGAATTACTTTTTCAAGGCCCTCAATTAAGATCTTTCCAAATGTCATTCAAGATGAGTGCAAGAGATCGAGTTGAGGCGGCTATTATACGAGGAATTATAAAGTATTTTAAACGACATATGGCAGTTAGAAGAGATTCTAGTGCAACATTTTTAAAAGCGCCACATGTATTCACAATTCAATACTTAAAAGGATCCGAAATTCACCCATCCATTGGAAAAATAAGTCCAAAAATATCTGGAAAAACTAAAGCATGTGCATTACTTGCAATGCAAACTGATTACACTCCTCTTGGAACCTATGCAACTTATAATGATCCAGAGGGAACTATGGTTGCATACACAATAAATTTACAGTTTCAAGAAATAGAACCCATCTATGATACTGATTATTTTGAAGAAGGAAATCACCCAATAGGTTACTAAAATGTCAGACGTTAACTATTTCAGATTCATACCAGATTTTGAATATATTTCAAGAGGTCCAGATAAAATTGGATCGTCTGATTTTACAAAAGTAAAAAATTTTTTCGTAAGAGGAAGTATTAGGGAAGATCTATTTAATAATATTACAGTATTTGATAGATACATTATTGAAGGAGATGATCGTCCAGATAACGTTGCATATAAAGTTTATGGAGATCAAAATCTTGATTGGATAGTTTTATTATCAAATAATATCTTAGATGTATATTCAGAGTGGCCACTATCACAATTAAATTTTGAAGCATACTTACTTGAAAAATATGGATCATACGAAGAATTATATTCTCCCAGATATTATGAAACATTAGAAATAAAAGATAGTCAAGGAGTTGTAATTGTTCCTGGAGGACTTAAAGTTTCTAATCAATATATCGATCTTCAAAGTACAATTACACAAACTCAACAAGTTACTGATCCAGCTACTGAAATAACAACTACCATTGAAGTAGAAGTTCCAAATCCAAATTATTTAAAATTAAAACCAACATATTTTCAATTTTTTGATTATGGTACAGGAAAAGATGTTCTTTATAGTGAAGTAATTAAATCAGTATCTAATTATGAATACGAATTAAAAATTAACGAAGAAAAGAGACAAATTTTTGTATTAAAAAGGGAATATATTGGTATTATTATAGATCAAATGGAAGAAAATCTTGAATACAAAAAAGGTTCTAAACAGTATGTGTCTAGAACCTTAAAGAGAGGATCAACAGTAGAATTTGAAGATTAATCAATCATCAAGAAGATTTTTAAATTTCTTCATGTAATCTTCCTCATCATCGTCTTCATCATTAGAGTGTTGTGGAACTTCTTTACTCTTTTTGTAAGAATTTTCAAGTTCCCTCAGGACATCTTCTTCACTACTTTTCTTAGGAGAATATGATTCATACTCTTCCTCTTCATCATGAGTCGATGACTTAGGAGCAACACGATTAATGCCCAAGACATAATTCATGCGCTTTTCAAGTTCTTCATAAGACTTGAATTGATCGGGAGCAAGGATAGCAGAGAGAGAATATTCTTTCTTCCAAATTGCTTCCATTGCATCGTCATCTTCAAGAAGAGGACCAGCAGAATCAAACTCGGACTTATCATAGTTCCAGTAACCTTCAACCTTACGAATCTTCAGACGGAAGTTTGCACCACTCCAGAAATCAAAGGGGTTGATGGGTTCCTCATCTTCAAACTCTGGTTGCATAGCATTCAGAATTTTATCAAAGATTTTCTTACCATACTTGAAGAGAAATACTTTACCTTCGTTCTGAGGATTTGCGGGATCCTTTACGACATAAATGTTGCTATAGTAAGACAGTTTGCGCTTTTGCTTGCGAACGGTCTCTTGATCTTTAGGATCACCAGTGTTCCAAAGGCTACGGTTGAGTTTTGCAACAGGATCTTCTTTGCTGATGGTAGTCAAAGAATTTTCAATGTACCAACC